ATGTACTACATGCTGTTCAAGACTGCACGTGATGCGCTCAAGAACGAGAAGCCTGAAGTGCGCAAAGCCGCCATGAAACAGATTGCCGGTATCTACGCATCTGCCGCTCTGATTGCCGGTGCATCCGGTGTGCCGATGTTCGGTGTAGCCGCCATGATCTACAACATCTTTAAGGGTGATGATGACGACGACATGGACACAGCCGCACGCAAGTGGATGGGTGAGTTGTATTACAGCGGCCTCGGCAACGCAGTGTTTGGCGTAGAGATTGCCAATCGTGTGGGCTTGAGTGACTTGCTGTTCCGCGACGTCACCACAAAACCAAGCGACAGCGTCATGCTCAGTCTGATGGAGCAAGCCGGTGGCCCTGTCCTTGGCGTAGCAAGCCGAGTCGAGCGTGGTCTGAAGTTGATCAACGAGGGACACACCGAGCGTGGTATTGAGCAGATGCTTCCCTCGGCAATCGGTAACATGATGAAGGCAATCCGCTTCGGTACTGAGGGTGCAAACACCCTGCGCGGTGACCCCATTACTGGCGAGATCGGCCCTTGGAATACATTTGCTCAGTTCTTTGGTTTTGCCCCTGCCGAATACACCCGTCAGTTGGAGATCAACAGTGCGGTTAAGAAAGCAGAACGCGCTACTGTGGAAGATCGCACCAAGTTACTGCGCAACTTCTACATTGCTACCCGTAACGGCGATATGCAAGAGCGTGCAAATGTGTTGCAAAAGATGCTTGACTTCAATAAGAAGCACCCAACCATGGCTATCACGCCTGACACCATCGACAACTCTATGGCACAGCACATGACCACGTCGGCTGAGATGTACCACGGCATTACGCTTAACAAGGCATTGCGCCCTGAGTTGATGCGTAACATCCGTGAGTATGACGACGAGGAATAAAAAAGCCCCCGCTTGTTAGGGCGGGGGACTAAACTCCATAAGGAGAACGAAGGACAGGCAACCTGTCGGCCGCGATGGTATCACAGTCGTCTCCAAATGCGAACCCCCCACCGCTTGTCCTCAATGCGGGGGCGGTATTCCACCACCCAATAACGTCTTTGGGTGATGTCATAAACCTGCCGGACACATTCCAAAGTATTTATACATGGTATAAATATAGACCCACCGATTGGGAAGTTGTCCCAATCCACGACAAACCGCACCCCATCGGGTGCGAGATCGTCAAGGTGTAGCCTGTTTTTGGAGGAGCGCGGCGGTTGTCGCCATACTTTGCTCAGTTTCATCGTCCATAAATGATGAGCAGTCCACAACAATGGCATCGACTGGCGGCCAGTTTGAATGGGTGCCTTTACCCAAACGAACCTTTTCCTTCTTTGCTTTCGTGCGTCCTGTTTTCAGACCATCAACAAATCCACCATAGTTGATCTGTTGTTTACCGCACCACTCTTTGAGCGGCTTGGGCAGAAGGTACAACCTTTTAATGTCGTACTCATAGCGTGCCACAAAGTTCATTCGTGGGACAGCTTCGGGGTGAATCAAATGGTCGAGACCCGTTGATTGTTTACGTGCATCATCCGTACTCTTGATACGCAGGATGCCGTTGTAGTGATCAGCCAAGAAGTCCGTGAGGATGCTTTCAACATCAACGCCCATCTCAGCCATGTCGGTGCGTGCGTCTTGCATCACCTTGATAATCCACTGCACGATCGGTGCAATCTGCCAGTCAATCAGACCCAACTTCTTAGCCAACATCAGCCCCGTAATAGAGCGTGATGCTAAGACAGACCAAAAGCGGTTATCGGCCTTGAGGCCCGCCGCCACGTCAATCTTGCGCTGTGTTGTTATAGCAAGTTCCTTAGCCGACTCCAGATTGTTCATGACGTACTGGAGGTAAGGCACAGCCGCCAACCCATAGTGTTCCTTGAGTGCGGTGCTGAACTTGTCGGTCTCTTCTTTGGTTTCAAAGTTGACAGGTACGGCTTTGTATTCCAGTACCCGTTGGGCTTCCGCTTGTGGCAGAGCCTTGTATAGCGCAACGCGCTCAATCATGCTGGTGTTGCCTGTCGTGCCGAACAAAGTTTTCCATGGCTTACCACGTACTCGCTCTACGTTGCCTTTAGGCCCCATGCGGTTTCGTTGCATACCACTAGGAAGTTGGTACGCAAAGTCAGACAAGTCTTTCGGCGCGGTGTTGGTCATCTCGTCCATGTACACGCACAGGTTTTTGTAAACCTCAGCGCGATTCATTTTTGAGTTGTACGTATCCCGCTCCTGAAGCATGAGCAGATCAGGGTCACCCCATACCGAGGCACCTGCCAACATCGCTGTTGTCTTACCGAGGCCGGAGCCCTTGCTGTATATGTGGAACGCCGCCGCATTGATTGGTTGGAATTCCATTAACACCGCACCGAATGACATGCCAACAACGAATTGGTGCATCTCCATTCCAGTTCTGTTGTAGAACGACAAGGTCTTCTTCCACTCGTCCAACGAACCTTTTGGGTTGAAGGCGGGGAATAAACCTGCTGTTGCACCCGAGGGTGAATTGATCTCAACGCGGTCTTTGAACACTTCCATGTTGCCAAGGCAAAAGGATGTGCCCTTGTCGTCTGTCCAACCAAACTGTCTGCGTGCTTCGTCTGCTTCAGCCGTAAACTGTAACTCGTTTACCCATCTCATTGTGTACTCCATCAACTCGCCCACGTTCAAGACAGCAACGCCATGCGAGGCTAAGTATTTTCTGAACTCATCTTTCGTGCCCACCGCAGTCAGGGGTAACGTGAACTCACGCACTCCATCTCTTGGCAGGTGCAACCGCATCACCAACGCTTCACCCATCTCGGGGTCTTTCAAGCGACGCACAACGTACAGGTCGTTGAAATAAACCATGACGTCTTTGTCTTCGCCTTCAGCGTTCTTGGAGTGCTTGAACACCCCACCATTCTTCCCACGGAAATACGGGTGTGGGTACTTGGGTATGCTGTACTTGATAGGGGTTGCGTTATGGATACCGAGTGGCTTTTGCACCACCACGTTATCTTCTTCCTCAGCCTCTTGTACTTCTCGCCCAAGCGAAATGGGTGACTTGATCTTGCCCCAATGTTGACAGTTCGTGCAGACGTCAGGGCGGTACTCATTAAAGCGTTCGCACAGGTATGGGCCTTTGATCAGGTCAACCTTGGCTTCGGTACGCTCGGCAGTGTATTCCTCGTGGTTGCATGAAATCTTGTGGATGGCTTTGCCACCATCAACACAGAACTTAGCAATGGATAGTGCGGCTCTCCACAGTGGCTCAGAGATGTTGTTCTGATTCATCACCGCTTCACCGATCTGTGCGCATCCGCTACCGGCCTGAGTTTTGATCAGGATAGTTTTGAAGCGGCTGACGTAACTGCCCGATAAGGCTTGCATCATTGCGTCCGCTTCGCGGGGGGCGTACTTCGTCGGTGCGACTGGTACATCATCTTCACCGATCAAGTTGCAGAACAACTCAAAGGGTATTGGGTCAGCAGGAGAGCCGACAAACACCACATCTTTCGGTGGGGTGTCTTTGTGATTGTGCGTCAGGGGAACTCTAAGCACCCGAGCCGCATCAGCAGTAACCGCAGGGTCACCATACATATTGTGTTCACGGCACAGTCTTTTGAACCGCTCCGCAACGGGAATCCATGTTTCACGTGAAACAGGCTCGGTCAGTGGCCAGTACACGTGGATACCACGCCCTGAGTTTACGAGTGTTGGTTTTGGCAGTCTTACTGTTTTGCAGAACGTGCGTAGTGCTAGTAACGCGTCTGCCTGTGTTTCGTAGTCCTTTGACGGCCCACAGTCTAAATCTAAGAAGAACGACCTAAGTTGTTTTACGTTGGGTACTTTGCGAGACCCTGCCTCTTCAAACGTACCAAGTGCAAAATAAGCGTCATAACCTTCGTTGTCCAAATTGTGGGCGGCATGGATGACTTCGTCGAGGGAACTGTAGAACTTCTGCACCTTGCGTTCGTCTGATAAACGACCCGCAAAGACACAGTAGAACCCAGTGTCCCCCAACACCGCCTCCAAAAATGTTTTAGTTTCCATATCCGCCAATAGTTAAAGTGAATGAGATAGCCGAAAAGAAAGGGCGGTGTGCGCTCCCCCGAGAACCCCCAGAGGCACCGCCCTTTCACAAATCAGTCGTCCCAATCACCCACGATGTCAGCGATGTCGGACTTCTCAGCCGCAGGGGTTGCGGCCTTCTTTGTTACCTTGATAGGCTCATCCACTTCCTCGGCTTCAACCTTGGCAGGTTTTGGTGCGGCCTTGGGTGCGGGAGCAGGAGCGGCTTCGATGGCTTTCGGTGCGGGAATCACACCATCCATCTGAGACACGTTCAAAGTAATTGCCTTGATGGTGTCAGCGTGGTCACGCATTTCCAAAGCGGCTTTCAACTCGTTCTCTTCCAATGCGCGTACTGGCTTGAAGATCAACTTAGGTGTTGCGCTGTCAATGTCAAAACGCATCTCGGTCACGATGCTAATAGCATGTGTGTTATGTGCCTTGAGGTAGCGACCATAGGCTTGCAGTGGCATCTTCTTACCTTCTGCATCACCGAACACGGATGTCGATGGCAGGTTGATTTGATAGACTTCTTGCTTGTCCAACTCGCCTTCGATCATCACAGCGATACGCTGTTGGAATCGGCATGCACGACCTTCACCACTTGGGGCAGAACCCTTAACGTGTTGTGGGCAGTCCTTGCAGAAAGATGCCTGACGCTGATCTTGTGGGACAGCGGAGTCGGGGCGTTGGGTGTCGGAAGACCAACATGTCGGCTTTGTGATCTTGCCCTTCTGATACACGCCCTCAAAGAACATGCGGGATACGGGTGCGGCATTGACCAACACGACGTTCATTGCACGATCTTCGCTCACGCGAACTTCTTTACCCCCGATGAATTCGCGGAACGCACCGCCTTCAATAGAGATGCGACGATTGCCGCTACCTGTGCTACCTGCAAGGGTGCTTGTCAGGTTGTCTTCGATACCGCCAAGCAGGGCAAGGGCGGCGTTGTTGGGCTTACCAAAAAGTGTCAATTCGCTCATTTCGTTCTCCGGTTAAATATCTTTATCAGTTGTTTCAAAATCAAGTTCAAGTTGGACGGGTAGTCCAGTGTCAGGCTCAATCATCTTTACGTCGTCCTTGGGGGTGCTAGACAAGGCGGCTACCACTTTGGACACATTGAATCGGTAGGTGTTGCCTATCTTGATGTATGTATCTTTAGGGATGTAGCCCTGACGCAACCAAGCACGCACAGTAGAGACTGAGACTGTAAAGTGTTTTGCCAATACTTCTATTGGCACTAACGGCTCTGTCATCATTTCCTCCGTACAGTAATGGTGTATTCGCTATCCACGTTGAGACCCGGTGGTAGCACTTCGGGATTGGCCTCAAGGAACTGTTTCATGTTTCCTTGGTGCAAACGCTCATGTAGAAGTTCGGGCACGCCCTGCTCTACAATAAATTTACGCATGGACTCCCAATCGTTCGTCCAATAGTTGACCTTGACAGTGCGGTAGAACAAACCTTCTTCCGTACGCACACTCTCAATGTTCTGTTCCTTGCAGTACACAAGTAAAGCCGCCTTGACTTTGTCCATCTGCGCCTTGAGTTTCTTTTCCTCTTCCTCGTAGGCGATACGGGCTTCATCATGCTTGGCCTTCATTTTCAGGTACACCTTGACCAATTTCTCAACGGGTACCTTGGCTGTTTCTTCTGTCATTTCGTTCTCCATGTGGTTGTTGGAATCTTTATTATAGTGGTGTTTTCTCCTTTATTCAAGTATTTCTTTGTAAAGATCGACAATTTTTGTGTGAACGTCGATTTTATTATCTAATAAGTTGTAAACGTGTCTTTCTACACCTGAGCCCGCCAGTTGTACCACTGTTGTTGGGTGTCGCTGACCCGAGCGGTGTACGCGGGCGTTGGCCTGTGCGTAGGTCTCAAGGGAGGACGTTGGCCCCCACCACACCACAGTGTCTGCGGCTGTCAGGGTCACGCCATGGGCGGCTGACTGCGGTTGAATGACAAGCACCCGTGTGTCGTTGGGGTCGGTTTGGAAGCGGTTGAAGATGTCGGTGCGTTTGTTCAGGGGCACGTCACCGCTGATCACTTCGGTCTTGATGCCCTCGGCATTGAGTTTGTCTGTCAGGATAGTGATCACACTCTTGAACGGCACGAACACCAGCACCTTTTGGCTTGCTTCCTCGATAACTTCTTTCAGTACGGCATAGCGATTCTTGATGTCAAACTCAAGCGTTTCGCCTGTGTCGGAGTACACCGCACCACAAGATATTTGCAGGAGTTTGCTCATGTTGACCGCAGCGTTAACTGACGTGATCTCTTCGCCTGCGGCTTGCACCACCATGCGCTTCTTGAGCAGGTCGTAGTACTTCTGCTGTTGCTTGGTCAACTCGACTGTACGCTTGACGTACGTCATCTCAGGCAGGTCTAGGCACTCGTCCTTGGTGAATCGGATGGCGGGTTGCAGGGCGTTGAACACTGTACTCGTTGCGTTCTCTTTGGCCATCCACTTGAAGTTGGTCAGCTTGAGCATGACCTGATCGCGGTACGACGTGAAGTATTTGGGTACGCCATTCGGGTTGACCAGCTTGGCCAAGCCGTACGCATCGAGCGGGGACTGAGCGGCAGGGGTGCCTGTCATCATCCAGAGCCATGTGTCATGCTTGACCAGCGAGTTGAGCACCTTCCAGCGTTTGGTCTGCACGTTCTTGTAGGCGTTGGCCTCGTCGATCACGATCAGATCAAACCCACCGTTGGCGATGTCCTCGGCGACGATTTCCACGCCGTCATAGTTGATGATCACGAACTCGGCGTTGCCGTTGATGATGGCCTTGCGCTTTTCCTTGGCACCGTATGCGATGTCAACAGAGCGGTGCATGGCGAACTTGAACAGGTCGGCTCTCCATGCGGAGTCCATGATAGACAGGGGGCAGATCACCAGCACCCTGCGGATGCGTTTTTGCTTGAGGAGGTAGTCAGCGGCCCAGATGACGGAGCCGGTCTTGCCGGTGCCCTGCTCGTTGAGGCAGAACGCGCGGCGGTTCATGGTGAGGAAGGCAGAGGTTGTCTTCTGGTGGTCGAACGGTCTGTACTGGCCGGGCCAGTCGTAGCGTCCCATGATGGGTGATGGCACGTTCTTCACGCGCAGATTCTTGAGGACTTGCGCCTCATCTAACCCCCAGTGCACCAACACTTGGTTGTTAGGGAGTTCCCTACTTTTAGGGATGACCGTAGTGACGCGATGCGGGTTACGCAACGTCAGCAACAGTGCTTTGTTGTCAATGATTTGCGTGTTGTGTTGTCTCGTCAAGATGGCAGAACAGGCAGAACAGGGTTAGCCGTTCTGCCGTTCGCATCGCCGGTTCCCGAGGGGGAGAAAGGATTCCTCGTGCCGACTGGTGTAGTTAACTGGCCCCTGAGCCACCCCCACCCACACCTTACGGGGGTCTCTACGAGAGAGACAAGAGCAATGTAGCGCTGTCGCGCTACGAAGTCAACCGGGTTTTTCCCCTTTTTTATGCAAGTTCCTGCTACGGTTTGCCGCAGGGGATTCCAACTTGTACCCATCTGAGTTGGTGCCGCCCCGCGCCAGAGCCTTCACGTGGGAGACATCTTTACCCTTGCGGTTCACGCCCTT